CAAGTCGTTTCATGTCAGTCTCCCTGTACAGCATTATACACCTATTTTAAGTATTTAGCAAGTTTTATTTTTTTTGTGACTTGCGGATTGCTTCGAACGTCTCTTGGATGCTTGGTGGTTTGATTTCGTTAGGCTTATAACGACACTGAAACTCTCGTGGGAACCACTCGTCCATACGAAAAAACAGAGTGTCTACAGTGTTGTTTACGCCGTGATAAACGCACACACGCTGCTTATCTACAGTGGTGCAACCCTTCAAGCGGCACGTTACATGTGTAGGGTCTGCCGCGTGAGCGACTTTGCCCTTGAGAAACATAACAAAGCCGTAGAGCGCGGCAGCACCAAGTGTAGCCATGACTGTCCACGCAACAACCTCTACGAATTTCTGTCTACGTTCACGCTGCTTGTAGAGTGTTTCTTTGCGCCGTTTGCGTATTGACGCTTCTGTCTTCAGCAATTCATCCCACTTCGACTTACCCATCGTCAGGGAAATCCACTGCTGCAATTCGTACCGCTGTTGCTTTGCCTTCTCTTTGTTTGCAAAGGCAGTGATGGCTTCCTGCTCTACACTCTGTCCGGCAAACAGCTTCTTGAATATCGGTGGGTTCTTTGCTTCTCGCTCTGCCTGATCTAGGTCAGACATAGCACCCATCCAACGAGACAAGTCACCCGCCATCTGTTCGATGTCACGGCCTACAGCAAAACCCTTTTTGATTGCTGAAAAAGCTGCCGAAGCAGTTGCCATTGCTGAGATGGGGTCCATCAGTATACTTTCGTGTTGTCGTTAACTAGTTTGGGTAGGCAGTAGGAGGTTATCTTTTCTCCCTGTTTATGTAGGACTTGGGCATACCATACGCAGTCGTTGAGGTCTGCAAAGTACATGTCGCTGCTGACCATCTGTCTGTCCTCTCCCGTGCCCAAGAAAACGAACAGGAGAAAGACGTGCTTCAATTACTTGGCTTGATAGGTTTGATGTCGCTGCCAGTGCGTCTTGTTTTATTACGTCTCATTTCATCACGAATTCCGGGAATCAATAAAGAACCACTACCTAGCGCAAGAGCAGCAGTCAATCCTCCTGCAATCAAAGATGCCTTTTGATCTGTTGTTAAAGTTGTTTCTGCGGCTTTTTCCGCTGGTCTTCCTCGTGCTTCGCTCATGCGAACTCTCCCTTCTTCATTGCGTCCGAAAGCTTAACGGCCCGCGATTTTACTTGCTTCGCCCAACGCGAATCGAGCATCTCTACGGATGCGGTGTGGAAGTCCCCCGCCTCAATACCGGCCCACATCTTTTTGAATTTACACAAGCGAGGCACACCCATGTTGAATGCCATGTCCATCACAATCAATTGACGTACAGCGTCGAGGTCGTACACACAGGGCTTGGCCCGTGCTAGTTCGTCCTCTACGATTGCAATGTCGTTGCTGGCTAGGTAGTACGCATCTGCCTCTGTGATGCCGTGTTCGTAGACAGCATCGATAGACGGAAAGTCCATGTGGTCGAGTTCGGCTTTGCTGATGCCCCGTCCCTCTAGGTTGCGTCCTATGCCGATAGTGTCGATACCCAGAGAATCCTTGTACACTTTGAGTTCTAAGCCCTCGTTTATACGTAACTTGCTAACAAACGTGTTGAGATCATACTTCATCCTGCGAGTTGCATCATGGGCGTTCATCATCATATTCTTTCCTAATCTCTACCTTGTTTTCGCCGCCCATCCAGATACCAAACGCACCTGTCATGGCTCCCATCACAACGCTTACAAATGCGGACTGTGCTGCAGTGGGGCTGTCCAAGTTCATAAACCACTCTGCACAACGCCAACTCATCAGAGTCATCACAAGCATCATAAAGCGCGGCAGAAGTTTCCACTTGGATATGCGCTCAAAAGTAACGTCGGCCACGCCTACTTTTTCCCGAAGAACTTAGTAGCACTACGAATGCCAAATGAGGCAGCAACGATAACCCCCAGAGAATATTGATACCACTCCGGCATAGCTTGGAGTTGTTCGAATCCGTGTTTGACGACATCTTCCATCCCCGGTATGAATGCCAGTATCAGTGGCACACTAAATAAAATTACGAGCCACTCGTCTTTCCACGAAGACGCACTGCCCTTAATAGCTTCCAAGTCCCAATCGATTTCAGCATTCGCTTTGCGTTCGTACACAACCGCTTCAGCCTTCTTCTTAGCAACTTCAGCCTCAGTCTTAGCCTTACCCTTTTCAACGTGACCCTCCAGCCATGTGCCCGCAAGATTTGCTACGGGACCGATTAGTAGGTTTAACATTTCCACCTCTTCCGTGCTTGACGTAGACGGCTATTCGGATTCTTTGCCGCCTTCGGGAACTTCTTCATCTGTCCTGCAGAACGCGCACAAAACGACTTGCGACGTTTTGCTGCCTTGCTTCCGGGTTTTACCTTGCCGGTGACTGCAGTCTTTAGTTTGCTGCCGGGGTTTTTCTTGCGGTATGCAGCTACCCCAGCCTTCGTCATACCCGCACCCTTTTTGGTGGGACGAAAGTTCTTTTTGTTGCGGGCGGGCATGTTGTCAGGCTTTCTTGCCACTGGCCTTCTTCCTTTTTCTGCCCGAAGCAGTAACAGACCAGTTCACTCTGCGTGGTCCGGTCTTCTTGGCCGCTTCTTTCTTTGTAATACGTTTAGCAACTTTGGCTGGCCTACATGCAGGGTAGGGCCGCTTCTTTTTTTCTGATCCGGAACGACCACACTTCTTGCCGGTCTTTACATCCCGCCAGTCTTCCTTAAACCACTTTGTTAAGCCGCCCTTCGGTTTAGCCATTATGCATACGTCCCGCCACGTTTTTTATACGTCCTGACAAGCCAAGCATTTGCATATGCTGATGGGTAAACATCGAACTTACGCTTGGCCTCTGCTTTTACACGAGAGTAGAGTGCCTTGTTTTTGGGAGTTGCGCCCTTCGACTTCTTCTTGGGCTTGGGTGGTGCCTTCTTTGCCATGCTACTTTTTCCTTGCAGTCTGTGCAGCACGACGGAAGTTGGCTTTACTAGGTGCGCCCTTGCTTCCGGGTTTACGCATCGTCTCACCGCTACCGGCTTTGATACGACGTTTTTTGGCTGCTATGTTTGCGTATAGTCCACGACGTGCCATCTGACTACGCCATCTTTACCAGTTTGTAGCCCTTTGCTTTGGCAGCAGAACGAATCGATGCAAGAGTCATTGCCCCACCGCGCTTGCCGCCTTTAGCCATACCCTTCGCCTTCATAGCCTTGCCGCCCTTTTTCATCATGGGCATTCTACGGCCACCGCGCATGCCACCCTTAGCCATACCTTTGGCTTTGGTTTTGCCACCACGCTTCATGCCTTTACTCTTCATCATCTTCTTCATTGTCACTCTCCGCATAGAGGTTGTTGAATACCCGTGCCGTATCGCTGACGTAGTTCGGGTCTTGTTTGGAATGATGGACCCACTGACTAGGAGCGAAGTCCGGCGCACCCTCACCTGTTACGAACCAAGCAGGGTTTGTTACTCGTACCCGATTGTTGGGTAGGGCGACCATGTTGCCCGTCCAGTCACCAGCATCTAGGAGTTCGAGTACATGACTCTGCTTGTGTTGTGCTGGGTCGTCTGCTACTTCACTGTCTGTGTAGTCTACGGTAAAGTAATACTTGGCGGGGTAGAATTGCCCGTCTATCTTTGCGTACCACGGGCAGGGTGTAGCCCTGTTGAGTACAAATACTGAGTGGTGATGTGACTGACAGTCCCACGGCTGTGCCAGATAAGTAGGAATAGGTTCAGGCCAGTCATCTAGGGGTGTGTCTCCCACTAAGGCAGTCAGGGGCATCCGTGCCCACATAGCCCCACCATGTACGTTGTCTTCTTCGTCTTCGCATCCTGTAAACAAGACTTGAAATGATAGGGTACGCATTGGTAGGGTAGTTACACCGATTACCATAGCGTGTAGGTATTCACCGTGGTATCTGTCGTGGTTGGTTGTGTATTCTCTGCGTACCCAAGCCTTGAAGTAGGGAATATTGCTTGTGATGTAATTCATCGTCACCTCCAGTAGAGTTTACCCCGGTGGGGATGAATGTATATACCACAGATTAAAAGAAAGGTAAAGGGGGCAAGTTGCCCTGCCCCCAAAAGTATTATGTGCCCGTAGTTACGGAAGCAGTCTGCTTAGGACCTGTTCCGATATCGCACAGGATGGCGATAACGCGGAAGCGTCCTGCAGTTACGCCTGCACCCAGTGCCTTAACCTGAATGGCGTCAGCAGCAATAACAGTATTGATGCCTGCAGCCTTGAGGTTAAACTGGTAGATGGCGTCAGCGTTTCCGTCAACACCGTCAGCAAAAGCGTCGATGTCAGTGCTGAGACCCACATCGTAGGTCAAGCCTGAACCGCCTGCTTCAAGAACGTCGATACATCCGCCAATAACCATTGTATTGTCCGGAACATCGATCATCTGAACGACATCGTTAGCTGACAGGTTCTGATCAGCAGCATCGAAAATGCGAGACTGAACCATGTAAGGCCGGGGAACATTGCCGGGATGTCCGACAGTGCCGCCACCGGGAATGGTATGATTGTAAGTAGTCATTTACTTAACCCTCCCCTACGCGAAGTCAATGACGCCGCGAACGACAGCTTCTGGACGCAGAACTTTGCGACCAAAAACGTGCAGACCACGAATCACGTCAGAGAACGACTCAGTTGAACGAACCACTTCGGTCTTAGCAATGTGCGAAGCAGTGGAGGTGGACGACATGTGGCCT